CCTACCTTTGGTACACCACTGTATCCATCTGTTGAATCTCCGGTCAAGGTTTGTATGAGGTGGAAGTTATCTGCTTCTTCTACTGATGGTTGGTGGTACTCTCCTCTGTTATAATCGTAGAAGATACCTGGTACACTCTTGAAGTCTTTGTCTATGCTAACAATGATCGTCTCTTCATCCATCGCTTTATCAGTAGCTAGGATAGATATAACATCGTCAGCTTCCAAGTTATCCCACAGCACACCACCTAGTTCATCGATGATCCACTGCTTTACTTGTCTAAGGATGATAGGTAGTCGGGACTTAGCACGGTTTGCTTTGTAGTCAGGGTATAACTTGCGTCGGAAGTTAGCACGGTCTGATAGACACAGCACTACATTCTCACACCTTAAGTTTTCTCTGAACTCCTGTATCTTATTTATCACACGAGCTTTAGCTAATGCCATGTCTGCGTGTACAGTCCACAGTTCTTCCTTCCATTGTATTGGTTCTTCTGCAACGACAGATGCTTCAAATGCTAACACATCTGCGTCGATTAGTAGTGTAGTTTTACTCATAATAAGCACTCCAATTGTTTTGGTATTGTTTGTATTTTGATTTACTTGGGTTGTCAGGGTACAGCTTGATCGTCTTACTCTTTATCAAGTACCTCGGTATCATCCACCACTCCTTCAACGGAGATATATAAATACCTACAACATCTATATCATCAGACATGTGTCCTTTTGTTGCTCCACCGCATGACGAGTTAACTGTGTAAGCTGATTTGTCTCTGACGCTTGTGCTTTTTATCTGTACCTTTAGGTCACCAGCTGGACAGTGGACAATATAGTCCCAAGGCATAGGAGTCGTTGGTGTGTGTGGTTCAAAGTCTCGCTCTAAACATTCAGCGATGAAGCGAGTCTCTGCTATGGCTCCTATCCGTTGTGCGTTTGATGATGGCATGGTAAGGTCTTGTGTATCATAGAGGTATGCAAGGGTAGTGTAGCTATCGTATTGTATCTCGTCCATCTCTTAGTGCGTCTCTGCCCAGCTGTCACCTACTTTGTACTCACCATCCAACTGTACATTCAGCTTCAGTTCTTTACCAGCTACACGAATAGCTTTCACTGCTAACTTACCAAAGTCTTCTGCGTGTTGTGGTATTACTTCTGCTTGGAACTCATCGTGTATGTTAGCAACAAATGCGTACTCTCTACCGTGTTGCCACTTACTCTTACCGAGTGCATGGTATAACTGTATCAAAGCTACCTTCATACACACTGCTCCGGCTGATTGAAGTAACATGTTCAGTGCTGCGTGACTACTTCTGATTGGTAGTACTCTTTTATCTAAACCTATGAGTACTCCTCCATGTTTAACTTTGTAATCAATTACTTCCTTCAATCTTCTAAGTGCTGGCATGTTAGATAAGAACTTCCTCTTCATGTGTAGTCCTTCATTAACACCACCGCCTACGATTTTACCCATGAGTTCAGGACCTGCACCATAGAGTAGAGCATAGATGAATGTCTTAGCTTGGTCTCTTGTTTCTAGTCCTGCTGCTTTCTGATTAACGGTATGTATGTCATCCTCCAACAGATACCTAGCATACTTACCTCCATCAAATCTAGCTAGATAGTGAGCTAACATTCTTAACTCTAAACCACTAGCATCACATCCCACCAACTTATATCCTTCACCCGCACCGAACAATCCTCGACACTCTTTACCAAAAGGAGCAGAACAACTAGGTACTTGAGCAACATTAGGATTACTATGTGTACACCGACCTGTTACAGCTCCGTTAGTATTAACCCTACCGTATATACGCCCATCCTTCTGTAGATTCAACCAACCATAATTACCCTCTGATAATGCACCCAATCTCTTTTGTATCAGTAAGTAGTCCAGAAGTTTAGCAGCTATAGGATGATCTATACTTTCTAGTACAAGAGTATCTATCTTCGGAGTAGTAGCGTCAGGTTCAACTGGTAAATCATAACCAAGTTTCTTCAACTGTTTAGCTATCTGTTTTCTACTACCAGGATTGAATGGTATGTACTTAACTTTGTTATCTAACCTAACAGCATCGTCTGCTCGCTTGATAACTTTCTTAGCTTCTCGTAACTGTTGCTTCAAAGCACCTTTGGTTTCAGCTTCATACACCTCTCCATCTAGTTCCAACCTCCAACCTTCAGGTGTCTTCATCTCCACCCTAGTAGGTTCACACATAGATTGTAACTTGTCTGCGATCTCTGCTCGTGCTGACATCAACTTCAACTCTAGCTCTTCAGCTTTCTTTATATTAAAGGCAAAACCTCTACGCTCTTGCTGACTGATAATAAACGCAAACCAATGTTCGTTCCTCAACATCTCATGGCTAGGTTCCTTTTGTACCAAGTGGTTGTACAGTATTTGCGTAACAACGCAATCTCGCTCGCAGTACTTACGCATCTCATCATTGTAACTATCAAACGCACCGTCCTGTTCCCCGTAACAAAGTTTAGTTAATTTGTTCAATCGAAGACCCCAAGCTCTCAGACTGTGACTGCCCATGCGTTCTTCGTTAAACTTACGACCTATCGTTTCATGGATGTATTGAGCTATAAAATTATCACGCTCCTTGTCCTGCAGTCCCTCTTCGTCTGCTAACACTTCAGCATCCTCTCTAGGACCACGACTCAATCGTGCTAACTCCATAATATCATCGTTGCGTATGTCAGGTTCTATACACCTAGCCATCACCATAGTATCCAATACTTTAATTAGCGGTGGAGAAAACCCATACATCTTTTTCAATGCTGGTATATCAAATCCTATTACATTGTGTCCGACTATTCGATCAGCTTCCGCTAATGCTTTAAGTCCATGCGGTATACTCTCACCATCAAAGGTAACAAGCTTAGGCATCATAGGATCATAGATAGATAAACAGTGTACAACCTTTAAATCACTCAGGTGTACCCAGTCCTCAATCTTATTAGTTTCTATATCAAAAAATAGTGTCCTCATTTAATTAACAAAGCTCCTCTTCTTCATCATTTAGTTTCATTATATTATCAGGTGTAGCTCTACCTGTTTCTCTATCGTAATACAGTGTGTCACACTCGCCTGTCTCACCGCTGAATCTATTCTTCAAGACTCGAACTCGTGTTTCATTTGATATTGTATCACTCTGTTGATTACGCTCTAGTCCAATAACCATATCAGATAGCTGTGCTATAGCTTGAGACCCACGCAGATGGTGAAGACTAACTCTTCCTCCCTCCTCGTGACCAGAGTCTACTCGTTTCAAGTGAGATACTAATACCATACCACACTTTGTTTCTTCAACGAGTGACCTAAGTTTAGTCATAGTATTATCTATTAACCTACGCTCATCATCCCCTGCTATACCACTGACTACAATACTGAGGTGGTCTAAGAATATCCAGTTACAATCAAGTCCTCGTATCAGATACCTGATCTTGTCTAGTAGATTCTCAGAATCCATACTACCAAAATGGTCATAAGTGTAGAACTTACCATTACCAACCGTCTCTTCAAACGCAGGTAACAATACCTCTTGGTCAACTATACCTTCTTCTAAGTGTAAGGGTTTATTGATATGTATTCCCATTATCCCTAGTGCAGTACGCCTAACAGATTCCTCTAGTGCTATGTATCCAACGGTCTGGTTGTGTGCTAATAAGTGGTGTGCTATCTCTCGACAAAACAAACTCTTACCAGTTCCACTGCCTGCTGTTACGGTTACTAACTCACCTAACCTCATGCCATGCGTCATATCATTCAATCGTTTGAACGGATACTCGATAGCTTTGTTAGCTTCAGTGTTGTTAATAACATCCCACAGCTCCGTACCATTGATGATACCATCCGGTCTGTACTCTCTAGCATTCCATAAGCACTCCACTAACTCTTTAGTTTTGTTAGCTACTAGCATATCACTAGCATCTTTAAGAGGTAGCTCTGCTATGTGTGCTTTACCTGGACTAAGTAGGCTAGCTAATTCTTTAGCACCTTTCGTTCCTTCCTCATCGTTATCAAAACAAAAGACAACAGACTCAAAACTATTCAGCCAGTCTAATTGTTTCTTGATATGATTAACGCTACCGTTAGCACCACATGGAATAGAGACGACCGCCCATCTGTTATCGAAAGCTTGTGACACACTCAGTGCATCTAACTCACCTTCTGTTACGACAACTCGACGACCACCTTGCTTCCATAGATGCTGACCGAACAGAACGCTAGGTGTACCTCTAGTAACAAAACTTTTATCACGGTGTCGTAGCTTTTGAAATACTATTTCTCCGTGTTTGTTTTTGTAGTTAGCTATTTGTACCTGCTTACCGTTTAATTCGCCTACTTGATAAGACCACTTCCGACATGTATCTTCTGTTAATCCTCTGGGTGTAATGGCTAAGGTTTTACCTGTTATGAACTCTCTCGATATTGGTTCAATCACTCTAGCTCTCCCTCCATGTCCACGTCTATATTCACTACACGAGTGGCAGTATGTACTCCCGTCGTCGTTGGTGGAACAGGCATCTGAACTTCCGCAGTCATTGCATTCGTGGTGCGTTCTGATATAAGCCATGATTTAGGTATTTGTTGATGTGCATATTTTATTCCTTTCTTTTCGCACCAAGCTGCGTAGGTGGTGTCGCTTCCTTTACGGATTTTGTTTCTCGCATTCTGAAACACCAAT